TTGTATAATCTTCATTATTTTTTTTATTAAATATTTTTTAAATAGCTATCCAAAATAACAAATTTATTATATTCATAATTTTAAAAATGAAATTAGTTTTTTTTTTTTTTTTCAAATCATCATCTATTTGCTCCTTACGTGGTGGTAGTGAATTTATTTCAAAGAATTCTTCTATCAAATCATTGATCAATTTATTTACATATTCTTTTTCATTTTCAGTAAATGGATTCGAATCATCATTTGATTGTATAATAAATTTTATAATTCTACCAAAATCAATAAGCGTGACATCATCATTTTTGATTAGTATATTACCTTCATGCATATCATAATTGATAATTCTTACAATCAAGAAAAGATAAATTATTTTTGAATAAATATGGCTCAAAATAGGTCCTTCCATTTGTCCTTTCTTTTTTAAATAATATTCGAATGTAATACTATTTTCAAATTCTTCCATCAAAATAATTCCTAATTGATAGTCTTTATTTTTTTTCAATTCGTCTGTCAAAGAATTGAAAAGGTTAATTTTTAAACTAGAATTTACTGTTTTTTTTGTAAGTTTACCATATTCATACAAATAACCATCTATTGAAATATGTTTATTATCCTCAATTTTGTTTCGCATTTTGTCTAAGAAACTTTTTGATAATTCATTATCATAAATTTTGTTATACACAATTTTTGGACAAATAGGATTCCTGCTACCCTTCTTTGATTCAAAATATATAAAATATTGAGTTTGAATTTCATTTACAAATTGTTTTTGAGTTTCAGTAACTTTATCTTGATATTTGATAATTTTCATACCCCGAACAACATTGTATGTTACCAGTTCTGGAATATTTTTCATACATATTGTCAATAATTTCTCTTTTTCAGGTGATATAACAACAATTTTCATAATGTAAGATTTCCCATTATTGGATATTTTGAATATGAAACCACTCAATGAATAAGTAGATATTATTTCTATTTCTGTATCAGGTTTTTCTAAAATATCTAACAAAAGATCATTTGATTTTGTTGATTCTTTTTTATATGGGATTAACGATCTAGATCCTCTACTATTTGATGTTACTTTCGGCATAATATGATGTAAATTATTATATCATATAATAACAAAAAAATTATACATACGATGGCAAATTATCAATATCCATCATGTTCTCAATGTTCTCAATATTATTTATAGGAGTTAAAAATTGTTTGAAAATATCGAACTCTAATTGATTTTCCGGTGTATGTTTATGTACGGTGCGCGCGATCATTTTGTATAATTTAAAATTAGGATATCGTTCTTCACCATTACGTTTATACAACACATTTCTACCAGAATCATCTAAACACCATCTATAAATTGTATTTTGTAAGTCATCAAACAAATCAGTATCACTATCATTTTCAATAATGAAATCATATATCGAGCACCCAAGACGACATAAATCAAAACTATAATTAGGTTCTAAACGCGGTTTGTTCTCATTAAAATATGGTTCAAAATTATATTGTCCGTTAGCATCACCACCCAACGAAAAACTATCACTACAATATAGTTTTCCATCGAATTTATAAATGGCACGACCAAAATCAATTAATTTATAAATACGACCGAATGTAGGAACTTTGTATGATTTGCCGTCATAACGGTAATACAAAAACTCGATATCCGTTTTTACGAACATAATATTGTTTGTATGTAAATCATTATGCGTGAAATGGAATATTTTTTGATAACATAATAATGTCATGATAATTTGAAAAAGACCACTAACAATCTCTTCTTTTGTAATAGATGAATTTTCGAATAATTCATCGAATGTTCCGTCGCATTTTTCTAAACAAATAAGTTGTACTGGGAAATTATGAATAAACGCATATTCGTTATCATTTTCAGTATTATCATTTGATGATGAATCATCGGTTTCCCATTTTTCATCATCATCGTCGTCATCGTCGTCATCATCATCCGTTGTTTCATTTTCAGAATCATCACTACTTTCATCACTATCCTCATCCGTAGAATCGTCGTTGGAATCATTTTCACTTGAACGATTGCTATCATTTTTCGAATAAACGATATTTTGGTTATCTAAATCAATATCATTTACAAAATTAGTTTCCCCAGTTGAACTATCACCGATATCCAATACGTCAATATTAATAGGAGTATTTCTAATTTCCAAACGGTTTTTGTTTGCTCGAGAACCATAATTGAACATTTCGTTTTTATCAAATCCAGTTATCGAGAACAATTTTTTTATATTTTCACTAAAAAAATCAGAATTATTCAAGTAATCCAAATCATCACTAATATTCATTTTGTATTTATCTTGAATACCTAAATAAGAGCCATAGTAATCAACCCCGTGAACAAAATTATGTTTTTTCATAAGTTTACTAGTAAGGAAACTGAAAAAACTATCAACATAAGATGCGTTATTCGGTTCATTCAATTTAGGATATGATTTTTTGTCAGAATCATTCAAAGATGGTAGTGTAATCAAACTTTCATCGATAGAATATTTACCAATCATATATCGAATCGGGTCCAATAAAGGGGAATATTTTATGAATACATTTTTGCTTATAATATCCTTTGTATCAAAATCATAAATATGTTCAGTATCATAAAAATGATGTTTATGATTCAATGAGATTTTCTCAAAATCGATATTTCTATAAGTATCCAACTCGAATAATTTGGAATAAATCGGATTATATTTTTGTAAATTTTGAATATGAAAAGGATTATAATTATGTTCTAAATCCTCATTCAACTGTTTAAAAGAATTTTCTAAATTTTCTAAATTTATATATTCAGTATTCAAAAATTCAACATTGAATTTATCATTTTCTTTAGGAGTATTGAGAACATTCATTTCAAAAAAGAAGTATAAGTGTTTAATATATTTTAGAATCGGTTTTCAAACGTAACATATTATACTTTACAAAATTCCAATATGTAAAATCGATAACAGTTACGTTTGTTTAAAAATATCTATATATTGATATATTTTAATAACTAAAACATTATGACATTAGAATTGAAAAAATTCAATATGCGTGAAATTACATTCAGACCTGATGAAAACAAAGGACCGGTAATTGTAATGATAGGACGTCGTGATACAGGTAAATCGTTTTTAGTAAGAGATCTCCTGTTTTATCATCAGGATATTCCAATCGGTACTGTTATATCAGGAACAGAGGCTGGAAATGGATTCTACGCTGCGCATGTGCCTAAATTATTCATTCACGAAGAATATAATACAGTATTGATTGAAAATGTTCTACGGCGTCAAAAGACGGTATTGAAACAAGTAAACAAAGAATTAGAAATGTATCGAAAAACGACGATAGACCCACGTGCTTTTGTCATATTAGATGATTGTTTATATGACCAAACATGGACAAAAGACAAAATGATGCGTTTACTCTTTATGAATGGCAGACATTGGAAAATTATGCTTATTATTACTATGCAGTATCCATTGGGTATACCACCAAACCTACGTACAAATATAGATTATGTTTTTATTTTGAGAGAACCTTATTTAACAAATAGAAAACGTATTTGGGAGAACTATGCTAGTATGTTTCCGACATTGGAGTCATTTTGTGCGGTTATGGACCAAACAACCGAGAACTATGAGTGTTTAGTAATCAATAACAATGCGAAATCGAACAAATTAAATGATCAGATTTTTTGGTATAAAGCCGAGAACCATCCAGATTTTAGATTAGGTTCAAAAGAATTCTGGGAAATATCGAAAAATATGGGTTCAGATGACGAAGATGATGCTTACGATCCAAGTAAGGGAAAGAAACGACAAGGACAAGCAATCAATGTAAAAAAAAACAAATGGTAAAATCAATAATATTCAAAAAAAACATTTGAATATTATATAATAAAATGTTCAGAGACATATCAAACATCACAAAAGTAGCCGATTTTTTGCCTATTCTAAATGGAGCTATTATAACAGATTTAGTTGTTATATTTAGACTAATTAGTGGCCAAATAAAATCGAAAACCCTGAAGCAGTGGTATAATGATTATGGATTATCCGGAATAATAGCGGATGTTCTCAGTTTGGTTATTGGAATTATCATAACCATTTTTCTTTATAAATATTTGTTTTCAAGATTCAATATTTTTTTATTCGCATTTTTAGCAGTAATCGTACAAGTAATTCATGATTTGTTATTTGCTACATTATTTTATTTTATACCACGGGGTAAAAGTCGCATTTTGGATACATTCAAAGATTATGGAAATGAACATGGATATGTAATCTTAATAGCAGACGCACTTATGATTCTTTCTACCCTTTTTATAAGTAGTTTATTAGTATCGTTGAGCGAAAAAACAAACGTAATCATGTTTATTGTATTACTATATTTGATACCATATTTTTTGTATTCGATATAACCTATTCAGAATTGAACGCCAGACGACGTCGAATATCACTGATAAAATCTGTGAAAACGATAGCATCTGATGTCAAATTATTATCTTGATTGGTTATAGTCGTATTTCTGTTTTCATTGTCATTTACAGAATGATTTACAGAATCATTTACAGAATCATTTTCACTATCACTATCGTGGTCAGATAGATAGATTTCATTGTTGTCATCAACGATTTCTAAATGGGTATTTTCATAAGAATCGAAATAATTCGTATTTTGAAAAGGAATATGTTTGTCATTATGAGAAATAATAAGTTTTTTGTTGTTTTCGAGTATAAAGACACTTTTACCGAATCGATCATTGAATTTTACAAATTGAGAAAGACGTACATGTAATTCATTCGAACATTTGTAACGATAAGATATATCGAGTGAATATTCCTTATGTAAATAAAGACGTATATATGGCCGCATAATAGTAATCAATTTATCTTTTGGAAATTCTTTATCAATCGAAATGATTCTATTGAACTTGCTCTCTTTGAATATTCGCAAACTTAAATTGTAGAGGATTTTTTCATCGCTATTTTTTATATAACTTTCAATATATGAATTACGTATCAATACCTCATTATGTATACGGAATTTTTTTAAATGGAAATTGGATAGAAAATACTGATGTAAGAGAGATGACATAACATAATCACTTTTTTTGATGAAAAAATAAATGTTGTACAAATCCGATTTTTGAAACGGTAAATTATTGTATGGATTTTTCGGTGCTAGTGGTTCTGAGAAAAAATATGGACTGTGGATAAGAGCGTTTTCAATTATATTTTTCAAATCCATGATAGTGAACAAATATTTTTTTCCGTTTTGTAAAATTGTTATGACATTTCGATTTTTTTCATCGATAGGATTCAAAAAAATATCCGTTTGGATCGCAAAACTAGTTTTTCGCCATTTATAGTTTCTAACTAGACGATTCAAAATATAATATGACCTTTGTCCTTTTGAAAAAGCGTTTACAAACAATTCTTTTGCTTCGCAATTCAAGAATAAATTATCTATTGTTGATTTGTAATATTCGAATTTTCTTTTGATAGTTGGTTCTTCTAAAATACCAATCAACATATACAACATATTTTTGAATAAGATAACTGAATAGCAATTGTATGAAATATATCCATTTTCATCCAGGTCGTTTATAAAACGATTCCGAACCGCATTCAATTCATAATCATATATACATTTGTAAAAAGAAAAACAATTATCTTTTTCAAAATCTTTCAAATCAAAATTATACAATTCATTTGATTCACTATTTTGTTTGTGTAATATTTGATAAAAAGCATTCATGAAAAATATATTTATATTTAGTTAAAAATATAAAGCATGAAAACTTTATATTTTTTACGATAGTACTTTATATATATTTATACCTGTGAAGATTTCAATGGTGTATAACCTATTCTTCTTTTTTGTCATCAACATCATTCGAATCTTTTTTTTCTACAGCAGATTTAACTAATAATTCATTTCTAAGTTTAGTGGATTCTACGTCAGCTACTTCACGTTCTTCGAAATTAACAGTCTCTTTGACACCAATTAAATTACCTTCTTCGTCCAT